GTCTTGTCTAAATCCAAATCTTCTGGACCTATTTCAATTTCACCTTGACTGTTACATTTTTCACAATTTGCCCACTGTTCCTCTCTTGCTTCTTCATATGGAACTTTGACAAATCCATTACCATTGCACTCGTTGCAGATCATTTTTCCAAACATATTTCTCCTTTCTAAATTGTTGTACTTTATCCCAAACATAATCTGGACTTAATCCTGCTAGTTCACAAACTTCATCAAAGTTTGTAGATCGTTTACTAACAAAGTCCCTCGCATCTTGCCGCTCGTAATTACATAAATGTAATTTAGCTCCAAGAAACGCGTCTTCAAATGCTTGCTTTAAAACATTTCTCCACAGTTTCTCGGTTGGGTTACTTGTTGTTTCTGTTAATACTTTTTCGCTTTTATCGGCTAGGTTTAAGTTTACCATTTAGTTTTCTCGCTTTCTCTTTTACTAATTGTCTAATCACTTCACTTCTAGATATTTTCATATCGGGGACCAAATGATCCTGAAGTTTAGTCACAGTTACATAAGTGCTGTCATCAACAGTTATGTTTTTGTATTTAGTATAATCGGTCATACTATCCTTTCATTTGTTAAACTATGAATATAGGATAATAAAATAATATGTCAAGCGTCTTTCTTAATATCTTCTACTTTTTCACACATAAATTTAGGATATAATTCCATAACATTTACAGTGTCTAATTTAAATATCTTACCATCATAAAGAACAGCATAAGACTCACCCAGTCCTTTCTTTACACATTCTGCATGAGTTTCATAAAATCGATCATACATATGATTTTCAACCGGTACTTCACCACAGTTTTGTGTGACTACTGAACAGATATAAATTGTAAGAAAAAATTTCACCCTTTACCCTGGCCTTTATAACGCCGAGTACGCTTTTGTCTTTTCTCATTTTTGTTTAATGATTTCTTATGTTGACGACTACCTCTTTTTTTAGGTTTATCTCTTACAACATGATCTTTAAATTTTTTTGCCATTATTTAATATAGTTTTCTTTGATCCATTTTTTATCAGACTCATCTAATTTTAGGTATCTAATTCTGCCATTGATGTGTTGTTTTGTATCATGGCCACAGTTAGTACATCTATAAAAATCTGAAACAATTGCAACTAAGATTGCTTGTTCCTGACATTCTTCACAATGTCCATGTACTGTATCTATATTTTTAAATGTTTTGAATTTATTGTTCATACTAGATCTACTGCCTTTCCTATTATTGGTTTATATTTTACTTTCTTATCTTCTCTATATGCATGCATAAACTGTCTTCTTGGTTGATAAGGTACATAACTGGCATGTATCCATCCGGAGTTGGGCTCACCAGGAGTATAGAACTCCAATATTAATTGATCTGTCTCAAGGTTCTTATGTATCCAATCAGCTAGTTCAGCATTGTCGGTTCCAATACATTCAAAATCGGCCGCTTCAGCTTTTGCATGTTGTGAATTTTCACTACTTCCAATTGCTCTACACAATTCTACACTACGAAAACCTGACGTAACTTTTACTCTACCGAACTGGTCCCGTACCGGCTGCAATACATTTTCACATAATTGTTTTAACTTATCAATCTGATCACCGTTAGGATTATTATCTATATTTAATCGAATTGCTGTATCCGATTTAATTAACTCTTGAAGAGTAAAATTTCGTGAAAGGTTCATTACTTTGATTCTATAATTATCTTATCAATACTCTCGCTGCCGTCAATGTTTTTTGACATAACTGCTTGAACTTCACCACACATTAATTGTTTATTATCCATATTCATATTACGTGTTGCTTCACGTTTCATTTTTAAACATGTTCCCATAGACTCTTGAACTCTGTGTTCAACAAGTTGACCATTTAAAAATAAACATAAAGCTATTACTAATTTAGTCATTAATGTGCTCCATTACCATTAGAAAATTTAATATCTCTTGTCGAATCTTTTAGTTTTTCTATGTCTTTTTTTAATTTTTCTATTTCTTTTTCATGAGCTTTTAACATCACTCCTGTATGAACATTATCTTCTAATTGTTTTTGCATCTTTTCAATCTGAGTTGCCTGCCATTCCAGGATCATAAATTGTTCCTGGTCGATTGGCTTCTGGACGCTCGCCTCTAGTAAATCTTTTTCAAATAATTGATTCTTAGTCTCTAATTGATTTAATCTTTCAATCACACCAAATGCAAACCACGCACCTACAATTATGGCTCCGATCAGTCCAATTAAATTACGTAATGGAAGACCAATATTTGTGTTATCTGAAATTTTTACTGACATGATAGACACTCATCAGAACCTGAATCTAATTCTGCTAATGCCTCTTCTTTACAATCTTGATTACAGAATATATCCAACTCGTCTTTTGGTTCAAATTCTTTCTCACATTGTTTACATTTTTTCATTTTTTCTCCCTCGTTTTTTTCTTAAAATTTTTACTCTTTTACTCCATAACCATGTAGAGATATTAATTGTAACAGTCTCCATTTTAGAAAATAAAGTATCAATAAATCCGAAAAAACTATACAGCAATTTATCCATCATTAAAATAACCAATCTTTTATTTTTTGCCAAAAATTTTTCTTGACACTAGCTCCTAGCTTCACGCCACCACAATCACATTTATCACAAATACATGCGTCACATTTGTTTCCAGATACATAATAACCTTGTCCAATGCAATGACACCTGTGGTTACAGATACTACAATATTTTTTCATTTAAATTCCTTGAAGTCTAGGATCTTTAGAAGTAATATTCTTCTCCGCCTTTGGTCTAGCGATTGAATCTTTACTTCTTTTTCTAAGTTGAGCAATAGCAGATTCTTTCATCTGTTTTTGTTTTCTCAGTTCTTTTAAATCTTTTTCTAAATTCATTTGTCCTCCGTTGGTTCTATTTCATAGAACATTTTGTCAGAATCTTCTGTAACCCAGTCCGAAGTTTCAACATCCCAGACCGTATTTTGCACTTTATAGTCAGGCCAACTGTTATCAGTAGTGTAGCTATTAACATGCCACAGAATACGATTATTAGGCTGAGCTGCATAATTCCCGTTAGTAAGAGCCAGTATATGTGCGCACTTATGTTCTTGAGGAATTTCAGAATGCTCTGTATTGAGTATATTAGTCTCTGGATGAGCCCAGTCAATAGTAAATAAATATTGTCCATGATAGAATTTTTTATCTTTTCCTAGATATTTACCGTCTATACCAGCCAACCAATCAAAACAATGCACGCTAGGCCAATAACTAAAACAGTTCCACAACTGTAATTCGTTCGCCTGCATATCCGGCACATTGGCTCTGGAAAACTCTTTTTGAAAAAACGCTGATATAGGCAGACGCCAAAAGCACGCACCGTTGGGTAGCATGATGTTAAATAAGAGCGCGCGACCTGATATAGAGACAAGACCAAAGATAACACAGTCACTAGACTCTCCTTGATGTTCTTTAAAATCATAAAGATACTCCTTCCTTACTTTGCAATAGATTGGAGGAATGTTCGCGTTTAAATATGCCATAATATTTATCCATGTATTTCACCCCAAGTATTACCATATTCATAATCAACTTTATTTGGGACCGCTAGTTTAACAGCATTTTCCATAATTTCAATTATCTTTTTGGCTTGCTCAGGTGACTCTACAGAAATATCTAATTCATCGTGTATTTGTATGTGCGGTATAATACCTTCGTTGTATAAATCCAACATTGCTTTCTTAGTCATGTCTGCAGCTGACCCTTGAATTAATTTATTTAAAGCTTTGTATGTAAAAGCTCTTCTAATTCTGCCTCTACCGTAAGTTCTTTCTGCTTCTTCTAAAGACATAGGTGTGTGCATACCAAAAGTATTTGGTTCCCATTTATTAAATCTACATCTTCTACCAAGTAATGTTCCAATTGATCCAGATAGTTGAGCATGTTGTGAAGTTCTATTCATTAACTCTCTAACGAATGGAACGTTTTCATGGTATTGATTAAATAAATTTTCTGCTTCTGCTTTAGTGGATAAACCTAATTCCGCTTGTAGTTTTGCTTTACCCATACCATAAAACAAACCTAAGTTAATTGTCTTAGCATTGCTTCTGGATATACCGGCCATGTCTGCAACAGTTTGGTGAAAGTCTACAGAATCACTTTTAAATTTTTCTACAATTTGTGTAACAGAATCATCATACATAATTGGATCTGTTGTTGCTGCATAGTGTACAACTAATCTTGGTTCTTGTTGTGAATAGTCAAAACAACCCCAAGTATGATTTTGTTCTGGTATAAATAAAGATCTTATCTTCGGTCCTAAATCTTTATTTCTTGCAGGAATCTGTTGTAGATTAGGATTACTGTAACTAAATCTTCCGGTTACAGTTCCTCCTTGATCCGATCTTATTGGATTAATATCCGCATGAATTCTACCTCTATGCTCATGTTTTAATATTGTATCTATAAAAGTTGTGTGTGCTTTATTTATTTCTCTTGCTTTCGCAATCTTTTGTACTAATGGGTGTTTATGTTCAGATAAAAAATTTTTAGTAAAGGATGGTGCTTGTGATTTCAAAGTTCTTTCATAATGTAAATCAAGTTTGTCAAAAACTTTCGCGATACTTCTCGCTGCCCATATCTGTGGTTCAATTCCTGTTTCTTTTTTTACTGCTAGTAATAACTCTTGTTCTTCTTGCACCATTGACTGTTTTAATTGGTGTGCTGCTTCTACATCTACTCTTACTCCTTTGAATTTCATATCAATCAAACAAGGAAAGAGTTGTGTCTCCAGGTCAAATATCTCGGATAAATTTTGTTTATGTATTTCTCTAGATAAAACTTTAAATAATTCTAAAGTAAGTTCTGCATCTTTTTCTGCATAAGCTCCAACATCCATTGCAGGAAGTTTATACATTTCTGATTTAGCATCTACACCAGCAGCTTCTGCTGCAGCTTTCAATCCTTTTTCATCTTTAACTTCTCTTAAATATTCAAAACCAATACTATTTAATGCATATGATAATCTATTCTCATCAATTAATGATGACATAACCATTGTATCTACAATGAAACCATTTATTTTTATATTGTATGCTCTTAACCAACAAACATCATACATCGCATTGTGAAATATTTTAACTGCATCGGTTGCACAAACTTCTTTTATATAATCTAAAACTATTCTTTTATCTAAATTACCTTCTCTATGTCCTATTGGATAATAACCTGACCAACCGTCAACAGCTAAAGCAAAACCTATTATCTCACCTTCACCAATAACTGCACCAGAACCTCTTGATTTTAAATTAGGGTCCTTAGTTTCTAAGTCAATTGCAATATATTTTGCCTGACTTAAATCAGGAAAAGTTTCTGGACAAGTCCATTCCTTTTGTGCTTCAAACATCATAGATATTTTGTTTCTATTTTTTTATTTAACTTATCTTTATTACTAAAAGCGTAAAGAGAAGCCTCACGATCTTCTGGAAATATTTCCCAAAAAGGTCCTTCTTGACCATTACATCCTTTTCTTGCCGGATATATTTCTAAACAAAATTTATGTTTACTTACTTTTATTTGTTTTCTTATTGTCGCTGTCATATGTATCTTTCATCTTTTTAATTTCTAATTCACAATAATGAATTATCTTTTCTAAGTCTTGTATACCATTTTTATTTAAATATCTACACACGTACTTCACAACGTTCCCCTGAAAGAACGAAAGATTATTCTTGGAAATAAATTCATACGGTTGAATATGAAAGTCTTTGTAGTGACTCCCGCCTATCTGCTTATCTTGTGGAAATGCTTGATCAAATATATCTTTATTTGTCATATTATTTCTTCTCCTATGTTGTATTGATATTCATAACCTTGATTCATTATGAATAAGTTTTCTTTTGCTCTTGTCACACCAACAAAAAATAATCTATGTTCGGTGTCTTTATTTACTTGAGCTGCTTCGTAAATAATTCTTTCTAAATCTGTAAACAAAACTACATTCTCTGCTTCTTCTCCTTTAACTGCATGTATAGTAGATAGTTTTATTCTTGCCGGTTTACTTAGATCCTCGCCGCTCGCCACTAGTTCCTTGATATAATCATATTGATAGTCTTTAAATCGTAAAGCATCCCAGCCTCCAGATGCGATCAAACCATGTTCTAGTCTCAACTCATCCATATCAACCGAGTCCACATTTACTAGAGACTTGCCTCCAGAGAAACCATACTTTACGTCGCCCGCATCATACTTTAAATATTCATAAATGTTTCTAGCTTCTTCACCAGATATACTTGCACCTCTATTCAATCTTCTCCAATCATTGATTGCTTTTAATACTTCACTGGGCAACAGATCATTGTATTTACATTCAAACCGGTAACCAGTTTCTTGTAGAGTGGGCACCAGATTTTTCATTTGTTCATTGGTTCTAGTTAAAATCATCCACTGTCCAGAATTAAAATCTAAATCCTCTAGTTCTAAATTTTCAAAGACTCTACCTTCTGCTTTTCTAGGTTCCCATGTTTTAATTCTTCTCTCATCAATATTATCTAAAATAGATAATGCAACTTTATGCACAGCTCTTGGTACTCTTCTTGACTCTGTTTGATGATCGGGAGTCCCTTCTAAGTTAATAAATGTTTTAGGGTCAGCGCCTTGAAACGCGTAGATAGCCTGATCGTCATCCCCTGCAATGTAAGATCTTTTACAACAAGATTCGATGTAAAAAAACATTTCCCACTGCAAGGGATTTAGATCTTGGGCTTCATCGAGAAAAACGGCGTCGAGGGAGGGACATAGTTTTTTCTCAACAAACTTGGAAATCATGTCTGAAAATTCATACATGGTATAATCTTTTTTATAATCAATAATATCTTGATTAATTTGATCTAGTAAAGGTTCACTAATATAATCTATTAAATCAAGTTCTACTGCAGCATCTTGTAATTCAATTTTTTTACATCTAGAATATTCAATAACCTGCATGTATTGATTTCTGTATTCATTAAAACCATTCTCATGTTGCTTAGTTTCAAAATGCATATCATTGTGGCCATATTTATTTTTAAATGCATTCCAGTTTTTATCTTTTAGTAATTGTGTATTGGTATCAATACCTAATAATTTAGTTCCCATTGAGTGCATCGTACAGATCCAATCAAAATCAAATGTTGGATATTCTTTTTGTATTCTATCTCTTGCTTCATTCGCAGCTGCATTACTAAATGTAATGTAACAAATTTTTTTAGAATCAGTTTTATTATTAATTAATTCGTTATGTAAATGTTTATGTATCAATGTATGTGTCTTTCCTGTACCTGGTGGACCAGCAATTACGGTTCTCATTCAAACGCTGCCGGTTGTTTTTCTATTCTTCTAGGTATATACTTTTCAACTTCTATTTTTTCTACCGTCCAAACTTTTACACTTTTCTCGTCTTTACCCATTGTAATCTTTACAACATCTGTTTTTGCACCAAACAATTGTTCTAATAATCTTATGGTTTTATTTTTAGGATATTTCTTTTCCGACCATGTTTTTTGTTTAATGACATATGCCCAGAAATCTTTAAATTTAAAATAACTAACACCGTTTTGTGTATATGGTTTTCTTTTCAATACATCTTCCATAGACTTTCCATCTCGACTTATAAAAGTTGTTAGTAATTCTTTTAATTGTATATCTTTTTTAGTGTCATCTGGAGCTTCAATAGAAGCCATGTTCTTCATTAAAGATGCTAATTGTTTTCTCCATACTAATTTAGCAACAGGAATCAAAGGTGTGCCCAATTCTGTCATACATTCAATACTAAATTTTTCATGATCATGCAGTGTAGGTGCATCTACTTCAATAGTGTCTTCATCTATATCTACAAAAAATATGGGTGGATCTGACTCGTATTTTCTAACCGCTGTAATTGCCGGCATTCTAACATCACCACCTTTACCAAATTGTTTTGTATAACAAAGTCTTTCATCACAAAAATTACAGATAGGTTTATCTTTACATCTATAATCATAATCTTTTTTATCTAATTGTTTTACAATTCTTTTTATGTCGTTTGATTTTAAAGGCGGTTTAATATATTTTTCATTATTATAATCTTCTAATTTATCTTCCCAACCTATTGGATTTGCTTTCTTTACATACACTCCAATATTAAATAAACCATTGTCACGACCTGACGCTGCAATGTCCCCATTACCTTCTATAATAGGACCATTTTTAATTATAGTATTTAAACAAGGTGGTCCATCTGGAAAATCTTCTTTTGGTTTTTCTTCTGTTTTATTAACTAATAAATTTTTTAATTGAATATCTTCTAGTGCAATTAAATCATATGATTTTATAAAACTATCTATCGTTAAAGAATTACCGTTATCGTCAATTGCATATTTAACCGTTCTATCTCCACCGTGATAAGGCATGTTTAAAAAACTACCTACATCTCCTCTATCAGCCATGATTTTAGATTGTTTAGGAAATATTTCTGCTTTAGCATAACCCAAAGCTGATGCCATCAGTTGTAATTTCTGTCTCATCAATGATGCAGGTACAAATTGTTTTACAAAACAATAGACGTGTGCACCACCTGATTTAGATCTAAATACAATTAGTGGTAATTTCTTTTCTCGTATTTTTTTAATTAATTTTAAATGATCAAATGGATAAGTATCAATATCGATTGCACCCCATCTACATTTATTATCTTCATTGATTGGTATAATACCAAGTCCAGGTTCTTCACCTTTTAAATGCTTTTCCCATAACTCATCTGTTACCGGTTCTCTAATAGTTTTTGATCTAACTTCGTTTTTACCATCGTGTCTAATCTCATCAGTTTTTTTAGTGACACCATGAGCACTTTCTAAACCTTTAAATATATCTTTTAATCTTTCTAACATGTTCCCTCAAGTTAAATTAAATTGGGCGCTACAAACGTAGCGCCCAAATGTGGCAATTATCTGTTTTGTTTATCCATGCTATCATGGAAATCTTTAGCTCTTTGATAAAGGTCAGCGTCTTGTACAGGTGCTTCAGACTCTACTGAAAACCCATACCACTGATTACCTTTACCAGAGTTTAATACAGAACTTAGTTTGTAAGAGAAAGCAAATGATGCAGGTGTAAATGACCCTTGTTCATCTTTCATAGTCTGAGACATCTGAAGTGACTGCCATTTTCTTGCAACTTTGCCTTGAGATGCACTCATAGAAATTAGTGCAGTCTCTGCTTTTCCATCTTTACCAAGTATAATTACAAAGTTTTGATGTACAGTTAAAATGTAATTACCATTCTGTAATCTATCTTTACCACCATCTTTAGTAGTCTTAGATAAAATATCAGAATCTGCAGGAAAGATTTGTTCTGGTCTACCTGAACCAGTACCAAATTCTGCCCACTCTTGGTATTCCATTTTATAGTAACAAGGAATTACTACAATTCCTTCATCACCATCATACAGTTTTTTAGTCACTGTATTTAAAAACATTCCAGGTTCTGCACCTTCTACGTAATTTTGATTACGTTTCTGCGCTTCTCCTGAACCGTTTTGTAAAAGTTTTAATATTGGTAATGCAAGAGATTCTTGTCTTACGTTCTCAAAACCTTTTGAGGCATCGTCTCTAAATAAAATAGTAGACGGTGTTTGTGCCGCTTTTTTAGTTGTTACATTGTTTTCCATGTTTAACTCCT